GTAGTAAACGGGTTAGTTAAAGACACAGTAGCACGTAATGGTGTAACATCATTATAAGCTCCACCATTTTCTATGAAAAATTTAAGGTTTGTGCCGACACCTAAGAAGTTTTGCCCTGTTATGGTAACCCAGTTAAAAAGAGAACGGCATATACCTTGAAATGTTGTTGAAGATATTTGTGCCCACCCACCTATCTTTTCGGGCATTCCTTTACGGAACCGTATCTTATCACCGTTGTACCAGCCACCTTCACTAGCATAACGAGTTCTTTCTCTATTTATACCACCTCTAAGTGCTAACTTTTTTAACGTCATAACTAACCTACTTTTTTCATTCTTTCTATAAGTCTTTCTGCTCTGTTTGTAACTTGATTGTACCACCTGCTTTGCTTCATCTGTTTTGCGGCTTCTTCATGGTTTCTTTCTTTTATAGCTTTTATCATAAGTTTAAATTTTTTATAACGAGGCAATCCAAGATTAAACATCATATTGCAACATATTCTTTTTATTTCTTCATCCATGTCATCCCAGTCATCATATACCTTTTTACAGTCATCTATAGTTATTTTTATATCTTGTTCAAATAGTTCACTGCATCTTTCATAAGATATTTTTGTACCTACAGGTTGTCCATGTTCTGGATCATCTTCTTTTATCAAATGTCCAATACCCATAGTAGGTAAATTTAAATGGTCAAGATAAACCTCTAATTTCAGGCCCTCATCTGCTTCTATTTCATCCTGTAACTTGTTAATATCCATTATTTACCTTTCCTATTTAAAATCTGCAGTCCTTGTTTACCAAACCTGTATCCAAATGAACTACCTATTACTATATATAACATATTATGAAACCAGTTAGGAGTGTGTTCGTCTAAAAATATAAACCCTTCCTTAACGTACTCCTGTGTCCAAGGCAGAAAACAACATGTTAACACGGCTATAAACCAAAGTGACCACGCTTCGTCCTTCCAGCTTTCGCCCATCTGGTCTGTTAAAGACCTCTCATTTAACATTGAACTTGTAGCTTCTGTCTCGTAAACCTTAGCTTCCGCTTTGGCTCTAGCTACTTTAACTTCTGTTTCTGCTCTTGCTTTATCTACACGTCCTTGTAGCCATGTACCTGCCAAGCTTGATATTGGCCCTATAATACTACTTAACATATATTACTCCTTTTCTGGTGGGGGGATTAATCTGCGAAAAATTTATTACATTTTGTTTAACAATAATCAAAGGAAGCCTTTCTTAAATTAAGTGTTAAAATGAGCAGACACCCCCCATAACTCTAACATTTCCATCTTCTTCTAGCTTGTCTCAAACGACTGTTTGGATTCTTAGCTGCTTTTGGGAACTTTTTCATTTGCCCCGCACTTCTAGCACAAAATGACTTACGCCTTTTTGCTGCTTTACTTCCTGGTTTTACCTTACCAGTAACTGCTGTTTTTAGCTTACTTCCGGGGTTTTCACGTCTATATTTAGCCACACCTTTAGCGGTCATACCTGCACCAGACTTGGTAGGTCTTTTATCTCCACTTTTTATAGTGTAGCCTTTCATGCTACCCCTTTTTCTTGCCATTTTGCCTACTCCTTCTTATTGATTCTTTGCCTCTTTTAAATATACTGGCAACTTCTGTTTTACCCATAACCTTGGCTCTTTGCTCTCCAACTGTCAATATTTGAATTTTTCGAGCAAATGGTTTGTTAACTTTTTTAACCTTTGCCACTGTTGCACGAGCATCAGCTGGAGTTGCAAACTTAATTCCAACAGTATCCTTTGGATTCTCATCTGTGTATAATCTCCTTCCGCTACCTTTAGGTTTTTTTCCTGTTCCTACCTTTGGGTCTCTTTTCTTTACTGTCATTGTCACTCTCGTTATACAAGTTATCAAATATCCTATTTACATCTAACGTATAATCTAAATTAGACTTAGAATAGTGTATGTGCTGCGAAGGTAAAAAGTCAGGTGGCCCTTCGCCTGTTTCAAACCATGCTGGATGTGTAACACGAACACGGTTATTTGGCAACGCTACCATGTTACCTGTCCATTCGCCTGCATCAAGTAAATACATGACATGACTCTGCTTATGCTGTGCAGGGTCATCAGCAATCTCACTTTCTGAATAGTCAACTGTAAATAGATATTTAGCAGGATAGAACTTTCCACCTATCTTGGCTACCCAAGGACAAGGTGTTGCTCTATCTAATGTATAGACAGCATGGGTATATGAAGAACAGTCCCAAGGTTGTGCATCATGCACTTCCATTGGTTCAGGCCACTCTTCTACGGCTATATCAGCCATCAAAGCAGTTATAGGCATCCTTGCCCACATGGCTCCTCCATGCACGTTTGGTTGATCTGTATCGTCTGTTTCGCAACCTGTAAACATAACCTGAAAACTTAAACACCTATTTGGCATAGTAGTAACAGCTATTGCCATAGCGTGTAAGAAGTCTCCGTGGTGTCTTAGATGGTTACAAGTGTATTCTCTCCTTACCCAACATTTAAAGTAAGGGATATTACTTTGTAAATAAGGCACTACTTCTTTTTTCTAGCCCTTAGTGCCTTCATTCTTTGAGCCATGGTTTGTTTCTTACCATTTTTACCAGCGGCTTTTTTCTTGGCATCTACTTTTTTAATGGCTTTTCTAAGATTATTAATCTTACCACCATTTTTCATGCCTTTTCTTTTCATTGCACCACCTGCACGGTAGCCTTTTTTCTTCATCATACCAGCCATATATATCTCCTTATTTTTTCTTTCTGCTAGTTTTTCTTCTTGCGGCTTCAACCCTTCTTGGTTTACCCGCTGGTTGCCCTAATCTTTTCTTTTGAGCAATTCTTTTCGCCTTTTCAGCTCTTGACATTTCTCCCGAAGTTTTTGGGGTTTTAGAAGATATCCTCTTTGAGGGGCGACAATATGGAGTACCCCGTTTTTCACCTTTGCGTCTGCCACAAGCCTTCCCCGTGCGGACATCTTTCCAATCCTCCTTAAACCATCGTTTTAGTGCTAAACCAGATTTTGTTTTTCTTACTGCCATAACACATTATACATATTTAGTGACTTTACGTCTCTTTACTACACCACAACCTCTGGCTATACCAGAATTACCAGCAGGTCTTTTTCTATGACTTCTTCTAGTTAGTCCTCCATTAGAGAGTTTAACTATACCTCCTGCAGCTTTCTTCTTTTTACTTGATTTTCCGTAGTTTGCAGCACCAACTTTTCTACATTTTGCAATCGCTCCTGATGCATACGCTGATGGAAAAACTTTATATCTAGCTTTAACTTTATGATAACAAGCGTCTTTTGGCATAACTACCCCTTTATCTTTTTAGTAATTAATAAATATATAGTGTAACACACAAACACGTAAACAGTAGCTATACCAATATCAACTAAATGTTCACGCATATGATATATAAACTGGATACCTGCTTCAACATCACTACCACCACCCATGTTGATAGTTTTACTAAAGTTTTCTACATCGCTGACTGTCTGTTCAATCATTTACCTGTTAACCAGTCCCAGAATGTTTTTCTTTTAGCAGTTCCAATTAATTTTCTTATTAAACTTAAAATACTATTTTTTTCTTCAACTACCTTTTTAGGTCTACCTCTTTTAGCCATCTTAATCTCCTTCTTTTTTCGGGACTGATTTAGGAACGCAATAAGCTTTAACCCAAATTTTGCTGTCCCCTGCGAGGGAAGGGTCATAGTTTTGGGCTCTAATTTTTTGTGCAATTCTAAGGCACGAATCCAAATCACTGAAATATACCGCCTCCTGTACAGTCCCTGATAAAAATACTACTAATAACCATGTCATTTACCATTTTCTTTCGAGCGTGTAAAAGCCGTTGTTCCCATAAAAGTTGCAACGATACCTAAATTTGCCACAACATAAGTAGAAAGTAAAGCCGTAACCATTTCAACTCGTGCATCTGGTATGACTGGTGACATGACTAACACTATTAATATTATAGAAGATATAGATGACACCCAACAAAGCATGCGTTGCTGGTCTTGCATTTTATCAGAGTTTTCAAGACGTATCATGTGCTCAGATCGTGCTAATTCTTTATCCGTAACAACACCGTCACCATCTAAATCAAACTGTTCGTACTTACTTCCCTTTTGTAATTTTTTACTCATTTAAAACTATCCTTTATACTTTTTATTACATTCTTAAGCGTAAACGGTTTCTCATTAGGTCTATACTTACATTGTATCTCCCTGGGGCATTCACCTGCACCAATGGGTACATACTCGTTCCACTGTGTATAATTAGCTCCAACATAAATACAAACTCTTGTTTTATCTTCTAACAGTTGTTTTGCTAAACGGCAAGTTGTGTGTTCTTTATCTCTTGCAAATACTACAATCGCTAAAATAGAAAAAACACATACAAATAAAAGAAAATAATAGATAAGGTTATACAACATAATCATTACGCTACACTTTTAGTAATAAGCCAAATCATCCAGCCAAGAGCAGAAAATCCTATAAGAGCAGCGATTCCCATAATTGTATAATCACGTACCATACGTTGCTGCTCTTGTTTTGCATACACTGCTTCCTGTCGTGCTTTGCGTATGCGGCCTTCTTCACGAATCAAATCATCCCATGCCTGAAGCCCATAATGTCCAACTAGAAAGTTCTTTAGTTCTTCTCTTTGTTTCTGAAGTTTCTTTTTACTGGCGAAACTTTCTATTGCTACCTCTTCAACAGAGCCGTTAAATAACTTATCAAAGGTAGAGGGGTTGTTTGCAGTCTTGTGTATATTATCTACGTCACTTACTGCTTTCATCCATGTTGATAGCTGACTTGATAAATCCTCAATCTCACGTCCCATCATGATGGCTTTTTTTATACCGTTGTAGGCGGCTGTTGCCCCGCTGACGGCTGCGGATAATGTAAGGGGATCAATCATTTAAACACAGCTATTTTACTATAAGACCAACCAACAGTAATATTATTGTTCCTGCTGTCCCAATCATGATGTGTTCGATTCTTTTAATACGCAATATAGTCTCTTTCCACCGTTCAGCACATACAGCCTCATGAGTGTCTAACTGAGATTTTACTGATGTAGCTGTAGGTTTAGCCATTACAGTTCTTTATCTCTATCTGCCATATTTTTCTCCTATATTATGCAACTAAATATCCAGAAAATGAAGTTCCTGTATTAATATCTGTTTGTTGTGTTCCACCTTGACATTGAACTGTAAGATGTGCAGTATCATTTGCATCCATATCAGCTAAAACAGATAAA